AGGAACAGTTTCTTTCTAACCTTAGCAAGCTAGCTGCCACTCGCTAGACTCCAAATAAAAGAGTGACTCCATAGTTATGCGCTGTTCACAATCTGCATGTGCAAGAACAAGTTACCCTTTTCATGCCCTAGCCTCACATGAATACTGGCATTGTTTGGTGATGTGTGTCGTTTTGACATAAGCTATGCCTTTATCTCTGTCCCATCCTTAAAGGTGATCCGCACATCATCCTTGCTGTAGATCGACATATAGTCCGCAAGCCCGTACCAGAGCGCAGGCTGGAATTCTGCCACACCATCCAGTTGCTTGAGCTCATCAAGGAAGGCTTCAATCGTAGCTTGCCGCATCTCCTTGTCACTGATGACCTCCTTCACTTCCTCCAGCCGCGCCTTCGTCTTGTCAAAGCGCTCGGTCAAGCCACCGTAGTACTTCTTGTATTCGGCCTGATCAAGAACCACATGTGCATTTTCGTACATGGATTGCTGCATGAGTTCCGAGACTACCAGCAACTCATTCTGCAGTTCATCCCGCTCCGTGGTCAACGCACTCAGGTCAAAGGCGATGTCCTTGGCTTGCTCAAAGGCGGCGATGATCTCGTCCTTGTCGGTGAGCAGGTTTCGCAGTGCCGAAAGATAGTAACCCTGGATCTCCTCATCGGTCAGGTGCGGCGTCGTGCACACCTCGTCGTGGTTGAACTTGTGATTACAGCGCCAGATGGTGCGACGATATTTGCTAGTGGAATGCCAGACTTTAGAGCCGTACCAGTTGCCGCACTGGCCGCATTTGATCCTGCCAGAGAACAGGTGGACCCCGCTGTGGCTGCCTCGACCCTTTCCACGGCGCTCCAGTTCCCGCTGGACCATGTCAAAAACCTCTGGCGCAATGATGGCCTGATGGTTGTTTTTTACATAGTATTGCGGGATCTCGCCCTCGTTGAACTTCTTCTTCTTGGTGAGAAAGTCCACGGTATAGCTCTTTTGCAGGAGCGCGTCGCCCCGGTACTTCTCGTTTGAAAGGATGCTGCGCACCGAGCCCGCATTCCAGTGCGCTTTACCGCCTGGCGACAGTACACCATCGGCGGTCAACCTGGAAGCGATGCCAAAGGGCGTCATGCCTTTGAGGAACATGCTGTAGATGCGCTTGACCGTTTTGGCCTGCTCCGGGTTCACGACCAAGTTGCCATCCTCCCCGCGGTCATAGCCGAGGAAGCGGTTGAATGGCACGGTGACCTTGCCGTCGGCAAAGCGCTTCCGCTGGCCCCAGGTGCAGTTTTCCGAAATGGATCGGCTTTCCTCCTGCGCCAGGGAGGACATGATGGTGATCAGCAGCTCGCCCTTGCTGTCAAGCGTCCAGATGTTTTCCTTCTCAAAATAGATCTCCACACCCCTTTCCTTGAGCTGCCGAACAGTAGTCAGACTATCGACAGTGTTTCGGGCGAAGCGGCTGACAGACTTGGTGACGATCAGGTCAATCCGTCCGGCCAGCGCATCAGCAATCATGCGCTTGAACCCCTCGCGGTGCTTGGTGTTGGTGCCGGTGATGCCTTCATCCGTGTAGACCTCAACGAACTCCCAATCATCGCGGCTCCTGATATAGTTCGTGTAATAGTCGACCTGCGCCTCATAGCTGGTGAACTGCTCGTCGCTGTCTGTTGAAACGCGGGCATACCCGGCTGTCCGGCGCTTCCGTAGTTCGTTGATGGGCGATGCTGTGAATCGGTTAATGGATGCCGGTATTGTGGTTACGCTTTTGGCCATTTCTTCTCGCTCCTGATCGTTTTCATTCTATCGCTCGCAGCCGCCCGGCGCTCATCCGTCCAACTGGCTTTGAGCGCTTGGCTCATTCTTTCGTAACGGTCAGCCGACCATTTTGTGCCATGACGTTTTTCCTTGAAATTCTTTACTTCCTCATGTCCATCTCGGAAGTGGAAGGTGACGGTGTTCCCGTGTAAACATGCATATTCGAGCCGCTTGTCCATGATTGCCTCGTCAAATGAGTCAAGCCCCAGCACATCCACAACGAGGGTTTTCATGGTGGAATCCTTGATCGCCACCTTATCGCAAACCCCTGTGGGCGCGGAACAGTACCAAGCACGCGACGGAGTGCCATCCTTCATCACCTTGGATTGACAGCGATAGTTCGACCCGCATTGACCGCAGCGTATGAAACCGGTGAACTCGTAAAAGGTGTTCCTGTTTGGATTCGTGTCCTTGCGTTTATGGCGCTCTCCCCACAGCCGCCTTCTTTCAGGTGTCCACCAGTCGGTTTTCGCAGTAGATTCCCAGGTGGTGGTGACCTCGCGACCATCAAAGAAGCGGAACCGGAGGGTGTCATCTGTCACCATGAGGATTTCCTCGATCTGTTCAGCGAAGGCTGTTTCTTCAAAGCCATCAAGACCCATGACCTCAGCGGTGATATTCTGGAGCACTTTTTCGGGAATGTCTTTGGAGTTGCAGGCACTGATTCCCTTGGTGTTCTTTGTCAGGCAAGTCCATATGTAATAAAGTTCCTTGGCTGAATTGCGCTTGCCGCTGCGGCGGTAGTGTTTGCCGCAAATGCCGCAAGTGATCTTGGTGGAGAATGCGGTCAGTTTCAGGGACTTGTTCCCAAGAGGTCCCAAGTCGCGTCTGCGCTTGAACTCTGCTTGCACCCTCTGGAATTCCTCCATGGGGATGATGGCCTCGTGTGTGTCCTCCACATAGAACTGCGGCAACTCACCACGATTCTTCCGCTTTTTCTTGGTAATTGGATCGACCGTGTATTCCTTCTGGAAGAGCAGGTTTCCGGTGTAGGTGATGTTCGTGAGAACCACCTTGACATTGGAATCCACCCACAGTTTGCCTTGGCGGGTGAAGATGCTCTTTTCATTGAGCGCACGCCCAATCTCAATCCTGGAGGCGCCCTTCATGTATTCCTGGTACATCCAGCGAATAATCTTAGCTTCGCTTGGAATGATGGTGAGTTGGCCATCCGTCCATTCGTAGCCGAATACCCGCATCTGGCCATTGGGAATACCCTGCTGGAAGCGCTTGATCGTGCCCCACTTGACGTTATCCGAGATGCTGCGGACTTCCTCCTGTGCAAAAGAAGCGAGCAGCGTTAGCATCAGCTCGCCATCCTCTGACAGGGAATCGATGTTTTCTTTTTCGAAGCGAACGGAAATCCCGAGCTCCTTGAGATGGCGAATGGTATTCAGAAGATCCACTGTATTTCTGGCGAACCGGGAAATCGACTTGGTAAGGATGATGTCGATTTTCCCGGCTTCGCAATCCTCCACCATGCGCAGGAATTCATCTCGTCTGTTGGTCTTGGTGCCGCTGATACCGTCATCTGCATAGACGCCTACATACTGCCAACCTGCGTGCTTTTGTATCAGATCGCTGTAGTAGCTGATCTGGGCCGATAAAGAGTGCTGCAGTCGCTCGGTTTCCATCGAGACGCGGGCGTAAGCAGCGACTTTTTTGCGCTGAGGCATCTGAGGTATAGGTGCCTCGACTCTTGTAATTGTTCTCAAGTAAAATCACTCCTTTCTGCGTCCATACATCACTCTAAAAGGCAGTTAAGTCAACGCATTCTCGGACAATAAAGCCCCCAAATAAGGCCGGAACTTCTCTAATAGAATGACATCTATGGCGGTGTACTCGTCGGGCGTCAGGAGCCCCTTTTTGAGCAGCGTTTTTGCCATCGCAATCGCCACCTGATATCGCATCTCTGCCCGAAACTGTGTCTCAGTCATGCGGCTTGCCACCCTTGAAGCGAGCCAGGATATAGCAGTTGTGGCAGCAATATTTGCGGCTAGCATTGCCGTATGCCGTGAACAGCTCTCCGCAACAAGCGCAGGTGAAGGCATATATCGCTTTGCGTGAAACTTGTTCTGGGTGGCTGTTCCACCATAGCTGTCGGCAGTCCGAGGCACAAAACTTGATCCTCTTTTTGCCCGGCGTCTGACATAGCGGTTTTCCGCAATGCAGGCAGAAGCCTGAATCTGCCGCGATGCGAGCATTGTTCTGCGCCTTCATCCCAGCCAGGTTATGGGCACGGCAATATGCCTTGACGCTATCCTTGGTGAGCCCTACGACCTTGGCGATGGTTGTGTAACCACATCCATCCTGACGCATGGCAGAAATTCTCTCGCGTTGCTCATTTGTCATGCCCTGTCCTCCTGTCTGAGAACTTCTGTCCTCAAAGCTCACTGGAAGATTCCGTGCTGTTTGGACGAAGAAACAACGAAATAATGCAAAAACTGTGGCTGCTTCAAGAAGC